TTTGCCCTACGGGCGCACTTCGCCCATATCGATACCAACTTATCGTATCACATATGCCATCTAAATTCAACCCATAATTTGCGAAATTTTTTCAGAAAAATTGCCCAACTCTCATTTATCCGACGGCCGCAAGTGGACATTTTTGTCACACCGGCGTGAACACGTACTTCTGGATCAGCCCGTCCACCACCGCATGGATGGTCACGCTGCCGCCCGCGCCTTTTTCCGTGGAAAATTCCACGGTTTTCCCCTTCAGGCGGCCGCGGAGATAGGCCTCCGGGTCGTCGCATTCCACATCTTCAAAGAACACGTCCCGCATCTGGTTGTTGCGGCAAAGGTTCTTGATCTCGTAAACCAGCTCATATTCTGCCATAAGCGCTTCTCCTTACAAATCACGGCTCTGTCCCGCCGGGTCGTTACCTTAAATATAGCACACCCGGCGGATTTCCTCAACCGGGATTCCCTTTTCCGACAAAAAAAGGTTGCTTTTTTCCGGCGGCTCTGCTATAATGCACCTGTACGCAGGATTCGTACATCGGTAGTACAACAGCTTCCCAAGCTGTGAAGGCGGGTTCGACTCCCGTATCCTGCTCCATTGGACGCAAATCCGAACACAATTACCGTTGTGGGAATGGTTTTCATCCAAACCAAAAGACACGCCCTGCCTTGATTGGTAGGGCGTGTTTCTTTATTTTTTATACATCCCCTGCACCACTCCGACGTTCTCCGCCCGCTCAATATCCCGCTTGTGCAGGTACTCATAGACGGCCATCATGGCCGCAGGCGGTTCGCCCTTCTGCTTGCGGTATTCCTCGATGTGGGAAACAACGGCCTTGTGCAGGGCGTTCATGTGGTTCATTTCCTCCCCGCTCAGCCGGTAAAACAGGTCTGCCAGTTCCGGGTCGTCGTGCTTGTATTCCACGGCCAGCTCTGCGTAGGTGTGCGCGTCCTCCAGCTCGTCCTCAATGTGCTCCATCAGCAGTTTGATTTCTTTCATGGCTTACGCCTCCTTTATGTATCTCAGAAGCTTGTCAACCTCTGCCCGGTCAAAGGACAGCTTGCCGACAAACGGGATGTCAAATTCCAGCGGTTTCCGAATCTGCGGGGCAAATGCGTTGTAAAGCGCGTCCTCGTCGATGTTTCCGTCCTCCAATATGTGCATCATTTTGACGGCGGGAATGCTTTCCAGCCTTTCAAAAATCTGCGGCGTTCTCTTGGCGTACAGGGCTACCACCCCGGCGACAACGACGGCTTTCATTTCCGGAAAGTGGGGAAGAACCTCTTGCTCCACATACCGAAGCGCCCCGTTTACAAAACGTTCTTTTGAAACCATAGTTACCTCCGATTATTGTTGGGGCGGCGATTGCCGCCCCGTTTGGATTAGCCAGCAGCGGCAGCAGTGGGCGCAGTCCAGCTGTTCTTTGCGGGCATGGGTTCAGGGCACACATTCCCAATGGGAATGACCGTCTTGGTCAGCCCGGACAGGGTGTTCAGGGCGTTCTGCATACAGCTGAGGTTTGCAGTGATCTGGGCATTGACAACCGCCTGAGCGGAAATCTGCCCCTCAACGCCCCGCAGCCGCCCATCAAGATACTGGTACATTTCCAGAATCTTGCTGTCGGTGTAGGTGTTGGCATCCCGCAGTTTGATGTCGGATTTCAGGGCCGCGATCTCCGCAGCCTGTCCGGCCTCGTAGCGGTTGACAACGTGGTCACCCTCGGAGCAGTTGCCGCCGAAAATGCCACCGTTCGCCATGCCCAGCAGGGTGGAAATGCCGCCGATGTAGCCGCCGATACCGCCCACGCGGTCAGCAGCAGTGAAATTTAGAGACATATAGAAGTCCTCCTTCAAAATATTAGGAGGTGGCCACCTTCTACCTATAGAATAACAAAAATCCCGACGGTAGAATCATCATCTACTCGTCGGGATTTCGTCAATAAATCGTCAATAAATCGTCACGCAGAATCAGAATTTCAGATTTTCAGGGAGCTTGTCGCTGTACTTTCTGCACAATTCGTATTCTATCCGCAACTTTTTAACCGTTCTTGTGATAGTGGCTTGGGACACACAAAACTTGTGGCACTGTTTTGTCTGGCTCCATCCGGCGGCTCGGGTGCGGATGATCTTTTCCTCCAGCGGCGTGAGAATCGCCAGAGAACAGAATTCATCCAGAATCACCCGATTCCACGGGACTTTATCCACTTATCACATCAGTCCTCCTTGGGGGCAATGTAGGTTCTTGCCTGCTTGCTATCGGAGATACCGGCGGTGGTAGGATCATTGACCACGCCCAGAATCACCAGCAGGGCAAACACGGCGTTCACCACGGCCAGCAACTTGTCGCCGATTTCGCCCAAGTCCAGCGTAAAGCCGAACAGGGCGGCTACCGTCTGCACCAGCAGAAGCAGCGCGGGAATCGCGGCCAGCCAGAAGTTCTTGTTTTTGATGCGTACAATCCAGTTAATCATTTTGTTTTCCTCCTTAATTATGCAACGGTATTTTGCGCACTTCCTCCATAACTCTTTTTGCAGAGCCATTCCCGCCAGCGGCGGCGTATGGTTCGTATAAGTAGTCATTGAGGTTTTCATATTCGTCTTTGGTGATGTATCCACGTTCGATGTACTTCATCCCCAGGTAAATGATACGGTCGTGGGCCATTCCCACCAGCAGCCGGGTGTTCGCATCGTTCTTCTTCCGGCGGGCCTCCAAGAATCCCCAGAAGCCCGCCGAACCCACGAACGCCAGCAGAATGGTAATAGCGGTTTTGATCCATTCGCTCAAATGGTTGTCCTCCTGTTTCTCAGCCGTTCCACCGGCTGTACTTCCCGTTGTCCTCGTGAATCCCCCATCCGTACAGCCCCAGACCGCCCCGCCCGGGGATTTTCTCGGCCTGCACCTCCTGGGCTATGGCATACAGCTTCTCCGGGGAGATAGCCCCCGAGAGGTCTACGGCCTGTCCCGTGGTGTGCAGGGAGTTGGATACCCCACCCACCTCGGCGTTGTGCTGCTTGCACCGAACACCGGAATTCACATTCAGGGGAACCCCAGCCCGACGGCGTATCTCATCCGCCATGCGGACGGTTTCCTCTGCGGGTTCTGCTGGGAAGCCGTTGCAGTATTTCCCGCCGCACTGGCACCGGAATTCCTCCCGGGTGAAATGCTGGATACCGTCCCAGAACGTCCCGGTTTTCGGCGCGTCGCTGCTCTCCGGCTTCTCCACCTTTACCGCCGTCCCGGCGATAGCGCCGATGAGCATTTTCTGGGTAGCCGCCCCCGGTATCCCGTCCACGGCAAGCCCGTAGTCGGACTGAAACGCCTGAATAGCCGCTTGGGTATTCCTGCCCTCAATGCCGTCAATCGTGCCGGGAGAATAGCCCAGATAAGTCAACAGGCACTGAATTTGCTTTACCGTCATACGTTCACCTCTTCCCAGCCCTGGGGGTATGCGGACGGCGACCATACATTATTGTCCAACGTGGAGCGGTACACGTTACTGCCCTCCGTGCAGCAGTCGCCCTTATTGTAGGGGCTGGTAGCCATGGCGACGAACGGCAACGCTTTCGCTGGGTCGGTGCTCCAAGCGAACCCCCACTGTGCGGGAAGTTCCTCCGGCTCCTGGGTGTAGATAGTGCTATCATAGGACTGCAACAGCCGCACCACACGGCCAGCAGATGACCGGCACACAAACCCGGCCTTGCGCTCCAGCATGTTTTTGTTTGCGACAGCAGCCTTGAAACTGGGAATATCACTATCCGCCGCGTTCAGTTCGGTGCCTGTCATGTCCGGGGCTTTCTCCTGCAGGGCAAGCGCGTTCGCCCGCCCCTGAGCATACATGATGCTTTTTCTTTCCTCTTGTGTCACAGACTGTCAACCCCTTTCTTGTAGGCTTCATCCAGCTCTTTCAGCTTTTCCTCACCGCCGCTGGCCTTGATCTCGGTGATTTTCGCAAGGATGGCGTTTTTGCGTTCTTCGATGGTCATGCGTTCACCCCCAGCGCGGTTTCAATTTCGGATAATGCGGCTTCGTACTCAGTGTTCTGAGCAGCGAGATCCTGATACTGCTCCCGCTCATACTCCCGCTGTACAGCGTCCAGCTCCGCCCACGGCTTCCATGGGGCGATCATCTCGCCGGTGAACACCACGCCGTCAGCGCGTGTCCACGTCTGACCCGCTGGGATGAAGCGGTAGCCCTCAACGTAGGTGTCGCACTTACCGTCGAATGCGTCTGTTTCTACCTGTGTCCGCCCTTCGCCAGAGGTGACGTAGCACTTAAATTCTGAGCCAATATAAATTGTTTTCAAGCGTTACACCCCCTACTGCATAGAGACTTCGTAGACGTACCGGCTGCCGCCTTTTTCAGAGTACGAATAGAGCCGGATGAAGTGGCTACCGGTGATGTTGGATATATCGAGGCTTACTTCATCCGAGGCGGTATCGAGCTCTGCCTTTGCCACCGGCTTACTTGCTTCGTAGGAATCCTCAATAATCAATACAAGAGAAACGTTACGAATATTTGCGTCGGTCTTAGCGGATATGGTGCTGTAGTCAGTCATATCAACCTTGCTTTTCGTATGCACATTTTGTGTTTTTCCCGCTTGGACAATAAGCTGTAGTGCTTGCTTTTCAGCATTAACCGTTCCTTGCCACCCGCCGGTCAGTGAATCGTAAGTTTCCCCATCCTTGAACAGATAAGTGATATATAGCAACGTGACACTCTCGGTCTGGCCGTCAGTGGTTATCACGACATCGGCACTTTTCGACTTATCCCCATCCGTAGCTGTCGCCGTCCAAGTTCCTGCATTATAGACTATGCATGTCCACGAACCACTGGTGTTTGGAGCAGTAAGGGTTGTAGTTCCATCACTGCACGTACAAGTTGATCCCGCAGGGTAAGTGACGTTGATTGTAGCTGAGAAGTACGTTATTGTGACATACTCTACAGTTAAACGAGTAATGTCGACGTCTTGGGTTGCGATACTGCTGCCCTTTGTAGCAGTAACAGTCCATGTACCAATGTCCAGACCGCTGAACGTCCACGTACCATTTTTTTCGGAAGCTGTTTTTGTGGTTGACCCCATTTTACAGGTTACAGTGGAACCTGTGGGGGCGGTCACAATTATTGTCGATTTGTTGGGGCTTCCGCCGCTGGCACCAAATCCATATAAAGGCACTGCAATGCTCATACGTACACCTCCACCGTAATCGGAATATTCACCGTGGGCTTGTCCTCAAGGCAGGTAAACGTCAGCACGTTGCCTGACCGGGAAGCGAAGCTTACCATGCCACACGCCTCTTTCAACGCCAGATTGGTCTCCGTGTTACTCCCGTACACTGGATAAGCCATCGCGCGTTTTGTATCCGTCAGACCGGAGACCGTAACAGACTGGGTATACGGGGCGATGGCAGACCAACCGGCAGCAGTTAACGTTGCAGTCTTTGCAATCGTTTTGGCATTACTTAACGCCGTATCCACGTACCCCTTGGTTGCAGCATCAGCGCTGTCCGTGGGCACGCCTAATGCTTTGATTTGATGGGAGTTCATGACAATATTCCCGGTCATTAGACCGCCAGCACTAGGCAATGCCCCAACATTTTCAGCTTCTAGCTCAACGTTGCCATTGGAGTTAGGTTCTTTGCCGCACACTTTGGATACAGCACCGGTGCCATCCAAGCCCATACGGGAGACGGAGTAGGCATAAATTGGGGTTCCGGAATTGAACGTCATTGCAATTCGCGTCCACAGGTAAGCGCCCTGTGCTACCGTGGGAATGCTGCCTTGCCAGTTTCCGGACGGTATAACATTCCCGGATGTGCTGGCTTGATATGTTACGGACTGACTGGTCAACAGAGCCGGGTTCCCGATGTCGCCCTTTTCGCCCTTAATCTCGAACCATTGATACTTCGTCCAATCCGTTGGGGCAGTTGCGGAATTTCCGCTGTATACGCCCATCCAATTGTCCGGAAGTACGCCGAAACTATGAGAAGCTGCCGTGGGCTTTTGCGCCGCGTACCGAATCCAGACGTATGCGTTGTCGCCCTTGTCACCTTTCGCGCCGTTCGTGATGGTAAACGTGCTGGTGGTATTATCGTTATAGGTAATACGGTACGTGTCTACCAGCCCGCTGACGGAGACTTTGGCAATGGTTGAAATGCCCCGACCGTTTTTTACGGTGAAGTCAAAGGTAGTGGTGTCCGCCATGGTGATACGGTATGTATCCGTAAGGCCGCTTGTGGACTGCTTTACGATGCTGCTGATGCCGCCATGGCCGTCAGCGGCGGCGGTAAGCCAGTTCAGCAGAATTTGCCCGGTCAGCTTCTTTGCCGCGCTGTCCTGTTCCAGGACGAAAAGGTCGGCAGCTTTTATCTGTTCCGCTGCAATCAGCTCGGATATTGCTTTATCTGCCACGCTTCTTTACCCCCTTATTCCATGTATCAATGCGCTCCCTTTGCTCTTTTGTGAAAAGGCCACTACTACCGATGTATACGGTTCGCCCGCACACGGGGCATTCCATATCCACGATGTGTCCATCTTCATCTGTGTGCATGATCGGGATTTCCCCGCAGCATCTATTAACAACCACTTCCGCCATTGGGTACCTCCTGCTCAGTCTCTTTTTCGGGCGCAGGAGGCGCAGCCAGCGCCTGAACCACTTCTTCAATGGCCTGCATACTACCCAGCATCCTGTCCCAGTTCTCCCGTCCTGCGACCTGAACGCCCTCAAGGGTGTTCAGGACTGCCCTAAGTTTCATTACAGGGTTCATTTTTACTCCTTTCCCAGCACCACACGCACCGCGCCGGTTTCCGGTACAATAGCGATTATCTTCGTATATTGGGCGGCGTACTGCCCTTCCCACCACATCTGTACCGTCTCTGCGGGGTTTGCAAATACCGTGGCAATCGTCGCCAGGGATTCCCCGAGAATACGGATGTTTATCTGCCCCGCCTGGGGGAAAGGGTTGAAATAATCGCAGTCGAATTCTTTGCCTGTTGCGGTTTTCAGTTTTTCCATACTTAAGCCCTCACTAATACAGTTTGTGATAATCCGTTTCCGTCCTTAATTGTTCGCCAAGCCACCTCTTCGTCTTTGAAATAGAAGCTCGACGCGAATAGTACGGCCGCATCAACGTAGCTTGCGGTATTCCACCCATTGAACACACCATTTGCAAAATCCGCATACCCAAGCGAGGTATTGATACCTCCGCTGGTATAGGCCGTGGATATGGTATTGTAGCCGATTTCCGAGCCGTAGACACTGTGACTGGCAAGACCTGACCCGTCAAGGTATCCGTCGTCACCGCCATAGTCAATCCTACCGGCGCTGACGCTTCCCCGGAAATAGCCATTCTCCGCATACAGATTTCCGGTCGGCGTAATCTGCACGCCGTTAGCCTCAGAGCCGCACTGAATGCCGTTTACACCGATGTAAATACCCCGGCTGTTGGTGCCGTTCCAGACTTGATTGTTATAGCTTAGGTAGTCGGATTGAATGTCAAAACCGCCGATTTTGCCGCTTAAGGCGGTTATCTTTCCACGGACTTCTGCGCCAGACTTGGTGATCTGGAACACCGTGGTATTATTGGCCTTGACCGTCCAGGAATCATTAAGCAGCTCCCAACCGAAGGACGAACTGTCACCGCCGGTTTTGGTCACCCGCGCGGAAATCTGGTCACTCTGAATGTCCAGCCGCGAGGTGAGCTCGTTCCCCTGTTCGATACGGGCAGAGACTTCGGCGGAAATCTGGTCGGCCTGAATTTTCAGTTGCGCCCTGGTTTCTATAAACTGGCGTTCTACTTTACGTGTTTCGTGGGATTTATAGGGAACGGATTCATCGATTTCCTCAGAGCCGGGGGCGGAAACATCCGCGCGTATCATTTTTCCGTAGGACTTCGACACGCTGTAGATGCCGCCATAGGTTCCTTTAACCTGAACCGCGTCTCCAATCTCCGCCGCTGGGTCTAAGATTGCGCCTGTAGCCGTATACGTCTGGTAGGAATAGCCGTTGATTCTGGCCAACATATCGTTTGCCATTTTCTGAGTTCCGAAAGGGTTTTCGGAGATCAGTTCCTTGCCGCTGTCTGTACCCGCCGTATACTCCACGCCGTCAGCAACCTTCAACGTGACGCGGCTGTACGCGCTGAGTGGGTCTGATATTTTCAGGCTGTCGGCGGCAGACCCGATGATAAACTTATCAAACAAGGATTCTGACACCTCCAAACGTGATCGCTCTGTTATCGCTTCCGCCAACAATCAGATAGTTGGTTTCCTTCGGAAGACCCGTGAGCGTGACCAGCATCAATTCTCCGGTGGCCGTCATAGCCCAGGAGCCGGTGTACATTGCGCCGATGTAGCCAATGACCTCACGGCAGCTGTACCCGGCAGGGTACGGGATTTCGTAACCAGATGTCACGATTTGATATACACGGCTATCCAGCGATATGCCGACTGCATCGGAAATCTCTTTCAGAACTTCAATGTCACTTGCAGGCCAGTTAAGGGAGGATTCTGCCGGATAGTCTTCTTCCAGAAGAAGCATTCCGTCGTATCCGTGGAGCGTTAGTTTTGTCCGGTCACCGATCTCTCCTTCGCTCCGTTTGTCAATGTAATACTTTCCTTGTGGCAGCCATTCAGAGACGGCATTCTCATTTGCAGCTCTGATATATGGCCGAAGAAGCGCACGTTTGGGGATATCACCATATGGATGAATCATTTCAACGTTGATCTCACCGGCGCAGGTTTTTCCAACGTCAGGAGAATCGGAAAGAAGCGGTTGCTTCTGCTCCATGGATATCAGCAGCTCTTCACCGTAGCCGGTTTCGGCGCCACCGCTATCTACCAGAATGCGCACTCCGCCGAACGTGATTGCGCTTCCGCTTTTGTCAATTAGCTTTCCGGTATCACCGATGCAGAGGCGGTTTTCAAACCAGTGGTTGCCAGCTACAATGTCCCGGTATTCCTGCGATACGTTCTGCATAAGCGCCCGTCACCTCTCAATCAGGGGAAAGGTAATGCCGCTCCACCAATCGTCTTCCGGCTTCTCTATCAGGAACGATGCAGGGTTATTGTTGGAGTACATGGTCACATTGTTGCGGTACCCGCTCATAGGGTCGTAGTAGTCCACGGTCACATATTCCGGGAGAATGGTATGCAACACGGTCATAGCTTCCTCAGCCGTTAGCGGGCGGCAGGTGATGTCCAGACGGATTTTGGTTGTCACCCGGCCACGCTGCATTGTCCCGTCCATGGTGCGCCCAGAATTGGGGGCGTCAATGTCGTTGCGCTGCCACTTTACGCCCTGTTTGGCGATGAACGGCATGAAGTCCACGCCGTTTATCTTGAGCATCATCTTCATGCCGTTTTCACTCCTTTCGTTTATCCATACATTCTTGCGTTCCTGCGCTGGGCATTCCGGACAGCCCGGTCAAAGTCATATCCGCCGCCATCTCCGTTGTCCTGATTCCGCATTTCCGCGATAATCTGCTGAGCGACAGCATAAATAGCGGTAACAACGTCATCATTGGCTTCCCGAACGCCGTAGGTGATACCATCAACGATCTGGTCATTGTTGGCAACCGTTGTCCGTCTGCCAATAGAGCCAACCATTTCTGCCCCGGCTTCGCGGGCTATAAAGAGTTGGCCTTGGTCTACATAGCCGCCGTCGGCAAGCATCGGAATTTGAGGAACGCTAATTGTTCTCAGCCCTGCAAATGGCGAATATCCGGCAATGCTGAAATTCTTCAGATCACTTAAAATACTGTTGATTCCGCCGAATATCCAGCGCAGTGCAGAATTGAGTACAGATATTACGCCATTCAGTGCCGCTTTCACTGCACCAACCAGCCCGTCAAATACCGTCGCCACAGCTGTTCTCAAAGGCGTTAAGAAATGGGTGTTAATGTAGTTGTATGCAGTCAAGAAGCCATCGCAAATCTTCGTCCATGTGTCGGAAGCCCACTTCGTTATTCCGCCCCAAAGGGAAGAAAACAGATTAGAAAGCGGTTGTATAACGTTTGTATCAAACCAGCCAGAAACGATACCCCAAACAATCTTGATGGTTTCCCACGTTCCGCTCACAAGCACTCCTATGTTATAGAAGACATCCTCAAATGTCTGGCTTACACTTTTCCACAGGTCAGAGAACCATGTAACAGCTGGTGAAAACGTTTTAACAATGCCCGTCCAAAGTCCGGAGAAGAATCCGGATATTGGTTGCACAACGTTTACATTGAACCATTCCGCAACAGGTGCAAAGAAAGCGCAAATTTCATCCCATTTCTGATAAATCAGAATACCAAGGTCTGTCAGTGCACCTATTACTAGGCCAACGAGTGCGCCGATAGCTGCACCAACAGGGCCGCCGACAGAGCCTATCGCCGTACCAATGATTGCGCCAATTCCCGTAGCAGCTAATGTAGACCCCGCTGGAATCAGTAATCCATTGAGGGTATTCAGCCCATTCACGATCGCGTCGTATACGCCGGTAACGAACATTGGGATTCCAGCAACGATTCCACCGATGGCTGCCCCGATAAGTCCTGTGCTTATTGTCCCGCCTCCTGCAGTAATCGCCTTGGCTACAGCGCTTCCTTTGAACGCCTTGAAAATTAGCTGCCCAATTCCTTTTCCGATAACCCCAGCGCCTACAGTTCCACCTAAACCACTCAGAATGATCTCCCCGAAATTGAAGCTATTGAGCTTATCTTCGATGGCGTCTTTAATGGCTCTAAACTCGATTGAAAAACTGGCGGCTGTTAGAATCACGCCTGCGGCAATCGTAAGCGGAATGGAAAGGCCGTTTTTCCCAAGCGTTTTGAGCGCCATAATTCCGTTCAGGAAATCGTTTGACAACTTCCATGCAAGTAGCGCAATTCCGATTGTGGCAATAAGCCCCAGAATCTCTTTCAGATTGTCCTTAACAAAGGAAACAAGCGGCTCCAGTTTCTTTTTCCACTCGTCAATCTGCGTGGTTACTGCATTTTTCAGGAAATCATACCCCGGCAAGTCTAATCCAAGATCTCCACCGCCTACACCGGCTCCGCTTCCACTGCCGCCCTGATTCTGGTCGGGGAGGACATTCAGTTCATCAAACCCGGCAAGGTATCGTTTCAGTTCCTTCGCCGAACCGGCGGCACTGTCCATGTTGTCGGCAATGGCACCGCTCCCGGCAGAAGCGCTCCCAATCGCATCCCCCCATTTCGGGGACTTTACCGTTACCCCGAACAGGGCGGCAATGGCCGCTATGATTTCCTGCAAGGCGCTTGCCACGGCAATAGCAATTGGCAGAACCTTCGTCAGAATCGGAATAAAGATGTTTCCTACGGCACGTGCGGCTTGTTCCAGCTCCGCCCGTAGTACCCGCAGCATGTTTGCCGGATTTTCCAGCGTCCGCGCCATATCTCCTTGCACCTGCGTTACCTGCGTCATCATGGCGTAGTACCGCAACTGGGACTTCTCCGCCTGCGTCATGCTGGAAACGCTCTTGTCAATTCCAAGATTCAAGCGTTCCTGCTCCAACCGGGCAACAGACAGGTCGTAGCCCAGCCGCCGCAGAGGTTCGAGTTCTCCGGAAATACCGGACTGAACCTTCTGCATTGCCGATTCAAAATCGATATTATAGAAGGAGGCAAGGTCATAACCCAACTGCGTCAGGTTCTTGGACATGAACGCTGCCTTGTCACCAGCCACACCGAAACCTGTGATAATGGTGTTAAAGACGCCCTGGTTCCGCATCCATTCAGCGGGGTCAATGCCCATTACATCAGAAACCTTCTGGGCGTAGTTATAGGCTTCCTCGGCGTACTTCCCCATTGAAACGGTGAACAGGTTCAAATCCTCCGTATACTGGGACGATTTTGCAATTGCGATACCCAGGAGCTTTGCCGCCGCCCGGTATATGGCCGCAAAGCTGATTGCTTTGAGCGCACTGTTCCAAGCATTTGTGCTTGTGGTTGCCCGCCTTACCGTACCGTTGTACTGCTCCGTCGATGTAATCAGCCTTTGAATTCTGCTTGGAAATGCCGAAAACCCGGAGGAAACCTTGTTCATTTCATCCGCAAATGGCTTCATGGCCGAAGCCAAGTCTTTCATCTGCTGAGTGAACTTATCAATATCCGCTTTCTCAAGCTCCTGGATGACCTCTGGTAACTTTTTCAACTGGTTGATGAAGGAAGTCATATTAGACCGGCCAAGCTCGGACAGAGGCTGCAATCCGGATGCCAGATTCCGCAGTTTTTCTCCGGGGGTGTCGGGCAGATTGGTGATTGCTTGATTGATGGCCGCCAGCTGGTTTCCAATGGACGCGGAAATTTTCAGGCTATCCGTCTGGTCTTTCAGATTGCCCAGGGAGTTGCTAATGCGGTTTATCTTGTTCGCAAAATCGCCGGTATTCATGTTGTTCACGGCATTCTTGATCTGCGAAATTCCTGCTGCAACTTTGGAAAGGGCAGTTGTGGAACCGCTGATCGACGTTTTTAGCTCTGTCAACTTTTTTGCCAGAACCTCCACCCCTGCGGATGCCGCGGCACTGTCATTCACAATCTGAAACTCAATGCCCTGCATTTCCACATTGTCAGCCATCCCCTTCGCCGCCCTTCTTCTCAAATTTCTTGTTGATGGATACCATAAACATCTCCATCATGGCTTTCGCCTTTTTGTCGCTCTTTTCCTGCTGGGTCAGCTGCTTTTCTCCACTACCCGCCGCTTTCCGCTGCCCAGTGTGCAGCTCAAAGGGCTGCTCCCGGTAGGGAATCGGCTTCGGCGGCTTCTTGCTGAAACTGAATCGAAGAACCGGGGCGGCATCCAGAAGGGCTTCATAGTAATAAGCCCCTTGCATCCACATATCCTGATTCTTCAAGTCCCGTTTGATCTTGTCAGCTTCCCGGTAGGCTTTCACCAGTTCCACGTCCTGATTCCAGAACTGGTCATAGGTCATGCCGATTGCAAGATAGTACGGGAATAACTTCTTGAAGATATTTGTGTAAGCGTAAGAGGGGGTAGGGGTCTCCCCACCCCCTCCGTTTTCGGAAAGAAGTTCGCTTACTCTACTGCTTCCCAGCCGGGGTTTCCCTCGTTTTCCTCTTCATCATCGGAAAGCAGGGTGTACACGGCCTCGGAGTACATTTCCGTCAGCACCTTCACAAGGCCGGACTTGTTACTCAGACCGTCGTAAATCTTGTTGATGGTAGCAACCTTGGTGTTGGGGTGATTTGCCGCAAAAGCGCCGCTGAACAGCATGGGGATCATGGTAGCGGGCTTGTCGCCAAGCTCATTGATGGAGAACCCGATCTTCTCCATAGCAGAAACCGTGGAGCGGGTGAATTCCAGCGTGTACTTCTTGCCGTTGTAGGGAATGCAGATTTTCTTAGCCATCGCTAATCCTCCTTAAAAATGTGTGGTCTGTGTTTTGGCTCAGGTCGCGTCGTCCAGCTCAATGGGCGTGGACGGGGCAATGGAAATGTTCAGGTCTACAACCTCGTTGACGCCGCCGCCGGTGGGGTAGCAAGTCAGCTGACCATCGAACTTGAACTTGCCGTCAGAGCCGGTAGGGGTCAGGTTCGCGCCGTCACCGGTTCCGCCGAACCACACAGCGTAGCTCTCGGTCTTTCCGTTGAGAGCCACCAGCTTCTTGTAGTCATCCAAGGTGTAGTTCGCCGTGAAGGAGAGGGCATCCAAGGACTGGATACCGGCGATGTAGGTCTGCATCTTGTCAGACAGGGTAGTGGTTTCCAGCATCTCCGGGTCGCCGCCCAGATCAGGGAATTCCTTGATGTCAATAAGCTTTTCGTAGGTGTTGCCGGTGCTTCCTTTTTTCATGAGGAAGACCTTATAGGTAGAAATCGCGATAAGTCATCATTCCTTTCGTTGTAATAAAAAACGGGCTGCCTCCTGTGAAGCAGCCCTTCGGCTCTCTTTCCGCCCTTGCGGAAAGGTAACGAATATTTACCTGCGGTAAATTGTTCCGCCGTCCGTCTCCGCCCGATACCGGGCTACCAGACGGTAAATCGTCCCGTTTTCCATGTTCGGAACAGGGGACAACGAAATTCGCGTAAAATTCCGTTTGTAGAGCATTTCGTCTATAACGCCCATGATCTCCCGGCATACGCTTTTCTTGCTTCCTGCCTTGTCGGAGTAGACATTAACCTCGTACATCAGCGTGGAAAACTTTTCCCGGTCGCTGCTGTCCAGTCTGTTCGCGGACATATAATTGTCCTGCTCTACGATGCTTACATAGGGGAATTTTGGAGGAGCGTTCACATATTCTCCGGATACCGAAATGCCCTTGAAGCGCTTTCGCAGAGCCTCGGCAATGGGGGTATAGATCAGCTTTTCAATATCAATCAAGCCCTGAACACCTCCATAACGATTCTCGGAAGCTCCTGCTCAATCGCTTTTCTCGCCTCATACATGGGCATTGCAGGAGGATTTCCGTATGTGTGGCCGCCGCCCTTGTCTTTGGGCAGATACCAGCCTTTGGGGTCGTCCCAATGACCTTTCCCGTCCGGGTAGGTGCCAGCACCCATGCCAAACTCCGACGCTTCCGGGTGTCCGGTTCCGTAGGTGATACCGGCTCCAAATTCAATGAAAAGGACGGATTCCCCATCGGCCTTTACGGCGTAACCATTCGGGATTGCCACGACGGACACGGTTGCATCCCTCATCCCGGTGTAAACAGCCCGCGAAAACCGGATGGAAGCCACAGAAGCACCCAGCATTGCCAGCCTTTCGGCCAGTTCCTTTGCCTTGTCCTTCTGCCAGCGTTTGTATTCCTTCAATTCGTCCTGAATCTTTTGAATGCCGGGAACCGACAGCGGAGCCACGATTTTCTTGTAGCTCACGACACGCTCACCTTCGTAACGGCGATGGACACTGAGTTCAGAGACTTTGCCACCCGTCTGACCATGTAGTCATACAGGGGCTTCCCGTCCTCGTCATACACAGGCTCCTTGTCCAGAAACAGCACAGTATTTTCGTCAACGGGGCAGGTCATGTCATCCGTAACGATAACCTTGTCATACCCGGCAAGATTGCCGAACTGCTCCACCTGAGAAGCCCCGGTCGCAGCGGATACGTTGGCGCGGAAGGAAACGGCAGGTTTGTACACAACAGTTTCCTCGCCGGTTTCGTTGCCGTCTTCGTCGGTGACAGGCACTTTCCGGCCATACAGCAGATACCAGAAGCTTTGCTTGTTTCGCTCCATGATTCTCATACTGTCACCTCACAGAACCCCGGCCATGGGAACAATCTGTCGCATCATGGATTCCGGAACGTCCCCGTTCTCGTAGGAACGGGAAATGCCGTTCTCGCTGTGAGACAGCTCCCCCTCGCCGCCCCGCTTGTTCAGAAGATACGTAGCAATCTCCACCTGTAGATAGCTGTACTGCTCCGGAACCTCCATAATGGAAGGGTCAAACGGGTATGCCCTGCGGCAAATCTTACTTGCCGCAATGCCAAGGTAGGCAGAAACCGTGCTTTCGTCGGTTTCATTCGCCATGGCTTTTACCAATGCGTTTTTTTCGGCTTCCTGCACGGTTTCTTACCTCCTTTCATTCTACGGGTTCTCCCGCTTTCTTGCGTGGTTTCTTGATAACGGGAATAGGATTATTCTCCGATAAACCAAACTTGGTGATAACTTCCTCGCGGGTGAGCGGTACGGGGTCGTTGAGGGTATCAACGACTACCGTTCCCATCACCACAGAAGTGCTCTCCAGTTCGCGCCGGGTAATCACCTTGTCCTTTGCGGTAAAGCCCACGTTGCGAAAGTGATCTTCCTCGCGCACATACACTTTCCCGTCAGAAACATAGAACATGGTGAACCTCCTTAGCCGTTAGTGATGATCTTTGCCAGAGCAATGGTCTTCGGGTCTGCCACGATAGACCAGTTGGCAGATGCCGCAAGCTGAGCGTCCGTGGGAGAAGCGGTGTAGCCGGAAGTGGGTTTGGTAAAGCTGAAACCGTTGGGGTGCATGGTTTCACGGATACGGGTCACCAGCGCGTCATAGCCGCCGCCCTTGAGCGCGTCACGGGTCAGTTCGGAAGGAACCTTCACGGGAGCGGGGGCGTACTGAATTGCGCCAAGGCCGAGGACGTAGGTGGTGTAGGTGGCCGCTTTCGCACTTTCTCCGCTGGTAGCGGCGGTGGAGGGGCAGCTGTCATCTACGACAACAGTCATGCCATTCACGGTGCCAATGCGGAGGGGGCGCTCAACGCCGTTGGCGTCGGTGTATTTCAGGAAGTCCAGCAGCTTCAGGCCAGCCATATTGGTGGCGACCTTACTGTGCATGAACACCAGCCGGAAAGCGTCCTGATTGTCGCCCACGGCCTTCTGGATAGCGTCACCGATGGTGGTAGCGCCCATCTTGTTTGCATCCGCAACAGTGGTGGATGCGGAAGACAGGTCAGTGATGTGGTTCGCCCAACCGGCAAACTCACCGCTGCCGGTCACACCGAACACAGCATTCAGGATTTTCAGCATGATGGACTGGCGCTGCTTCTGCCAATACTTGGACACCTGAGACACGATCTGCTGCATGGGGTCGGCACCGCTGTTGTAATCAACGATAAAGTCCTTCTCCTTCCAGCCGTGGGCGCGGCCAAACACGATACCATTCTGAGCGCTGCCTTCGGGGTCGGTCAGGGTGATGTCAGTTGCGCCATCGTAGTTCTCAGGAGTGCCGCCAATGACTTTGTAGAACGGCAGCGTATAAAAGTCAGAGCCGTTGGAAATCAAGCCCGCCAGCTCTGCGTTCGGGGCGACAGCGCCGCTCTCAAACATCGCGGTCAGGGTGGGGTCTTTCGCATTTGCCCAGTTGTAGTTAAACAGCTCGGGGTCAAACGGAAAGCCAAGATAAGTAGCCATAATGTTTTACCTCCATAATCATTTCAAAATTGTTTTCCAGTCAGGATTGTTCTTGATAAACTCCATCTGGGATTTGGTGTCGAGTTTCAGGAAATCCGCCTTGGTCATTGCGCCGCCAGGGCTTCCATCAGCGCCTCTGGGCGTTCTTTTCAGCTTGTCCGCAATGACTTTTTGGGCGTATTTTTCCAAAAACGTCTGGTTGTTGGCAAAAACCGTAGCCATATCGCCGGATTCCATGGCCGCCGCAGTAGCGTCCGCAAGGGCTTCATCATAACCCTGAGCAACCAGCTTCGCTTTGTAACCGGCAACGGTTTTTTCCTTCCGCAGACCGGCCAGCTCCTTTTCCATGTTCTCCCACTTTTCGGCCTGCTCCTGTTGCTTCCTCTGCTCGTCAGTCAGAAGCGCGTTGTGCTTACGCTTCCATTCCGCAGCCTCGGAATTGGCCTTGGACAGCGCGTTTTTCTGCCTTTCCAGTTCTGCGGTGTTGTCCTCGTACTCAAAGCCCTCCAAAGCGGCAAGCTTCTGTTCCGGGGTCATGTCCGCATAACCTTCAATGAGATTTGTGTCGATTTTTGCCATAATTATTCCTCCTGCGTTTGGTGAGGCGGTTCCCTCCGCCGTGATCTCTGTTTTTACGGGTTGTCTCCCGTCTGCGTTTTTGATAGAGCAGCTTCCCTGCTGCTGTTATGGAGGGCTGTACAGGCTTCGATCCTGTGACCTGCGGATTAACGGTCCGTTGCTCTACCAGCTGAGCTAACAACCCACATATCCCCGGCTTACGGTGCCGGGGAACCGCTTTGCCCGTTTCCGGGTTTCATCGCCGATAGGGAGGCCATCGGCGATATATATGGCGCGAGGCCGATCTGAACGGCCTTCTGTGGGGGGAGAGGTGAACCCCACTCGCTGTCTGCCGCGCCAAATTTTAGCCTTCTATTCTTCATGTACTCGGCTTTTGGCCGAGGAAATATTTTTGTGGGACGGGGTAAGCTACTTTGAGCTATCGTGCGCTTATGTACACTTATCACACAATGCTGTTCCTTCTCCTTTGCTTTGGCTGCCTTGCGCATACGGCAGTTATCGGCGTGCTTGAATTGTCCAGCCCCCCGCTGGTTGCGGCAGAAAGAATCGAACTTCCATTACATGGGTCAAAACCATGTGCCTTACCTTTTGGCTATGCCGCAGTGGAAAAAAGAAGGGCTTCCAATACCATTTCTGGTATCAGAAGCCCTTCGGCTGTTCGCTGCTCCCTAGAACAGTCACAAATTATACCATTTGGTGTGGCTCTTCCGCGAAAGGTGCGGCGCTCTTTGCCAAACAGTCAGTTAACCTTCTTGCGCCGAATCTCAATGACCACGATCTGGCCTTGTTCGACTTTGATTTCCGCCTGATTCCGGCGGCGGATGATTTCCTCAATCGCCCGAATTTCCTTCGCCGTCACTCTGACCGCCGGTTTGGTTTCCGCTTCCATCGCCGTTCCCTCCGTTCTGCGCGGCAAGCTTCGCCGCTTTTTTCTCCTGCTCGGCCATGTAATCCATGCTCATTCGGTAGGCCAACTGCGGGTCGGAAAATAACCCGCAATGTGTAAATGCCAGTTCAGGGGCGATCTTATCGCAAGCAAGCATCTGGGTTAGAACCGTTGATTTCTGCGCGATATTCTCATAATTCCGCCGCGTGAATCGGATTTCCAGTGCCGAGAGTTTCAGGCTCAGATGCCCCATGTCCCGGCAGATACGCAGCACCAGCTTCAAAAATTCCTTTTCGGACTTCTTGAAAATCAGCTCCGTGTCCTTGGCTCTGGCTTCCGCTGCCGACCAGCCGTCCCGCATGATGACCGCCGACCCGGTGTCAGAGGTAGAAGTCCCTCCGTTCCGGTTGGGCATTCCGCAGATGGTCAGCACCGTCTCATACATGCTGTCCACAAGGGTCTGCGTCTGGGTCTGGTTCATTTCGGAGGTCAGATATTGAATCTCCGCTTTCAGTGTGGCGTCAATATCCCTGAACTTGATCGCGCCCTCGTCCCGCAGTTTCTTGTAGTCCTCACTGCTGATGTCAACATTATGGAACAGCATCAGTGCTTGAACGAACTGCTCTACGCCGTCAATTCGGTTGCTCTCCGTCATGTTGATTGCGTCAAGCAACGGAATCACGATTTCAAACGCCCCTAAACGAGCCATGTTTGCCGGGTACTCCACAATCGGGATTCCCAAAATCTGATCTTCTGCGCGAATAACTGCCCACGTGTTCCAGACCTCGAAATACCTGGTTTCTGTCCAGCAGGAGAAAACGAGCGTTCCGTCCTCTTTTAGAACATACCGTACACCCATCATGGGCTTATGCCCAAGGCCAATAGAGTACACCACAAATGTGTATCTAGGGTCAAGAGTGAATATCTCAAAAGGAGCCTCGTCTTCCTCGACATCCGCCAGAACGTCCGGCAAAGCCATTCGATAAGAGGTACCGCAAGTGAAGAACCAATCGGCAAGTTCCTTATCCTTTTCCGGCTTGTCCTCGGACAGCATATAGTCATTCAGTTTCAGCACTTCGGAGGAAATGTCTTCGTCCCCACCACGGCTTACGTACTGGATTGGTTCGCCGACCTGATAGGCCGATTTGAAAGATACGATCTCATTTGCTCGGTTCTCCACAACCATGTTGTTGATTTCCGGGCGGACTTCCTTTACACGGTTAAGGATTGGCTGCTCTCCCTTGTAATACCAGTACAAGTAATCAATCTCTGCCTGATTTTGCAGGTGCGTAAACAGTGCCTTTTGTAGCACATCGATGATATTCCCCTCGTTTATATCCGTAACCTCGGTGTAAATCACCCGACGCCCGAATAACCGTCTGCTCTCCGTATTACGCACCCCCTTTTCCGGAAATCTATTTTCTCATTTACCATTATACCACAGTGGCGGATGGTTGTCTACTTAATTCTCGCTCGTAAACCATCGGCTACTTTCTGGTTAAAATGGCCTGCTGAAAACCTCTATAACCGCCCCGTTTAAGCTTTGGGCGAACTCAGCAAACATAGCCATTCCGTCTGGAACGTCATCGTGCTTATTCTTTCCCGCTACAGTGTAGGAACATAGCATATCCATCATCCTGCCGTAATCCGTGTTCCGCTTATACTTGCTTTCATCCAGAAACAGGCAGTGCTCCTTCACCCACGCTGAATTTACAATGATCTTTGTTTCTTTATTCGCCGTTGTGAACTTTGTCGTGATATTAGTAATTCCGCCCAGTTTCTTTACTTCTCCCTGAATCTTTTCAGCGATCCGGCGGCCAGCGGAGTTACTTTCAAACCGGCACATTTTCACCTTGTCCCGCACCAGAATTTCAGACAGTCTTGTATCAACTGTGTCAGGAAGCCCATTGTCGCAGATGCAGTCCCCAATATAGTAGTCCTGCCCATATACATATCCAACCGGCAGAAATGCGTAGTCAGTGCCCTTGTCCTTGGTATCGCACACGCCGATAATGGCGTCCGGTTCCTCTGCTGGCAGCTCAAAGAACCGCCGCAGCTCGTCAGGATGGTAGACAAGCCCCTCGCGTTCAATGGGTTGATTCTGATACAGCGCTTTCCAACTAACGCTATCCATAATATCCCGCTGTTCCCGGTAGAACTTGGTGGAGAACCCCACACCAAACTCATAATCAAAATTGCTTTCGTCATCCTCGTTCATGGCCGGAATCCGAATGAATTTCGCCCGGGGATTGTTCTCATATTCCCGTTCCAGCCGCCCGATCACATCGTGAACGCTCCACCGGGTAGCAATATGCAGTTCCTTGCACTTGTCGCCGATTTTTCGCTGCCGCAGATCGGTGGTGTAAGTCTCCCACAGCTTGTCCAGACGCTCTTTGGATAGAGCGACCTCAATACCAGACACCAGATCGTCGCAGTACAGCAGGTTTGCCGCCCGGTACAGACCGGCATTGCCCGTTCCTATGGAGGTAAATTCCAACGTCTCAAATCGCTGCCGCTTATCAAGGTCAATTCGGCAGTCCTTTGCGTTGGTGCTGGACACCCGAACGGCAGGGAATACATCATGCCATAGGTATTCCCCCTTTGAGTCAAACAGCCGCAGACATTCGTCATACACGCCCCGCACAAAGGAATTGGAGTGGCTGCCCGTCAGATTCGGGTTGTTTGGGTCGCGGCCGGCAATCCAGGTCAGCAGGAAGATTGCAAGCGTGGTCTTTCCTACGCCGGGGGGCAAACTAACCGCCAGCAAATCCAGCTTGTCATCCCCGCACAGCGCTTGCAGCGCGTCCACCACGGGCTTTAGCTGCTTCTTCCGTGGCTGATAAAACCGCTTTTTTGCCTGCCTGTCCAGCTCCATATAGGTCAGATAGCTGTCAAAATCATATGGAGCCTCAAACAATAGCCCACGCCGCCAAAGGCTGTAAAATCCCTCCACCCGAGACGTAGGAGCCTTACCCATTATTTCGGCGCACAGGTATTTCAGATGCTTATTCGCCCGATGTGCCGCCGTGAAATCAGTCTCAGCCCATGCCTGACACAGGGAAAACAGGTCTTCATATGCCCCGATATCACCCGGTCTGTTCTCGATAGCCGACAGAATGGAGGTTGACAATTTCCCATAATCCATACTCTCACCTCACAGAGCGTCAGCTTGTTCGAATGCTTTCAGCAGTTTGGGAAACTGGATTGCGAAGAAATCCACCATTTCCTCGTTCTGCGCCCAGCCGGAATTTTCAGCAAGGCCGCTTTCAAATAGAAATGCGTGAATGATCTCATGCCGCTTCACCTTGTTTGTCTGAACCAGAAGGTTTTGCTTGCAATTTGGTTCTCCCTTGCTGTCTTCGTAATTTTCAACCAGCATTTCTTTCGTAGTTTCGTCACAGAAACCGTCACAATCCTTGAGCCTTGGCTCTTGGCTTCCCCGAATTACTGTAAGCGTATATTCTGCTCCCAAAACGTCGATTTTCATAAATTCCCTCCGTTTCATAAAAATAAGGGCTACCCACACATTTCTGTGTAAGTAGCCCTTCGGCTTTCCTCCCGCCCTTGCGGGAGGCATTACTTATGTTTCAGCAGCTCAATCAGCACGACAATAGGAAAGACCAGAAGTAAAAATAGCTCCATGTTAGGCCTCCGGTATTAGTTCGCATTCTGTAAATCCGCCTTTGCCGATGCACTTGCCATCAAAGGTAACTGTATCTCCAACTTTGACTCGTTTTAGCGCATCCTCCTGCTCCTTCTCAAACTCGGCATAGAAGAAGACAATGGTGTTCCCGACACGGCGCTCCATTGTAAGCGTTGCGCCACCAGTCAGATTCAATAAGCCACCCGTACTCATTCCGTTTATCTCCGCTGTAATGCGATACCTGTTATACCGGTAAAGGTCATTTGCTACGAGTTCATTCTCTTTATAGGCATTATAAATGTCATCGTAAGATACAGCTAAATCTACATCCGAATCAGAAAAGGCTCTAGTGCTTTCGGATGGTTTTTCCTCTATTTCAGGCTTGGATTTCTTATTTAGTTCAGTTGTGGATGTGGGTAATTCAATCTTTTGCAGCACTTCGATTTCCTCGTATCCGCATCGAGTGCAACGTCTAACATACTCTCCATCCTCATCATATGTTGGCTCCACGCGACGAACGTCTGCCATATTGTGCCCCAGTTTTTCAATTTTCTCTGTTTTATTTTTACCGCATAAACTACATTGGTATGTTTCAAAACCACCACTTTCACAATCCGCCGGTTCAGCTTCTACCAGTATGTATTCGTGGTTGCAATATGTGGCGGGGTCGCTGAATGCCCCCACTAGCACGGACACCGCAAATAGCCCGGTGCATAGCAGCACCGCTGCCCCAGCTTTCTTCGCTGGTTTCTTCCGAATCAGCTTCACCAGCCACACAAGAAACACAATCGGTGTGGCAAACATGAGAACACCTGCTATAACCGCGCATACACCGGATAGATTCATAAAGATCCCTCCTTCAAAATCGGTTCGTGCTGCCCGGGAACTGCATCCCAGGTCATTCTCTTTCCGCACAGGGCATAATTAAGATATTGCGTTACCATTTCCGGCGACCTTGCCATTTGGAAGTACAGCATTTCCTTTACTCGCCGCATCATGTCATTTTCGCCAGGCACAATCGTAATGCCCTCATTAACCAAATGAACCGTGCAATTCATTTTCTGGCAAGCCTGTAAAAATGGATAATACTCCGTTTCTCCACCCTCAAACATGAAAATGGATGGTATCTCTACTGTCCCGTCCCGCACAATTACATTGAAGTGTGGAACACTTTTATACCGCTCATTTAGTTCGGCATCAGATATTCTTTTCCCCATTTTGCAGTCTCACCCCTTTAGAATTGCTTCGTGCGTATTCTCACACATTTCTTTTCCGTACCGGTAATTCCCCCGGTAGGTATCCTCGTTGCCCAGAATCGTCTGGACTGCGGAGTGCTTGAACTCCTTGCCCTTCTTGCTCCGATATCCTAGCTCATTCAGCTTGTCTGCAATTCCTTGCAATGTACAGCCCTGGTTTCTCAACTCGAAAACCTTTTTTACAATCTCCGCCTCTTCCGGCACCACTGCAAGATGCCCGTTTTCAGCCCGATACCCAAGTGGAGGCTTCCCCCCGGCATAGCCGCCCTCTCTGGCTGTAGCATACCGCCCCATGGTAGTTCTTAGGGCGATATTGTCGCTCTCCAACTGATTAAAGGAAGATAGAATTCCAATCATGGCACGTCCCCACGGGGTAGTGGTATCAAGCGTTTCATTCAGGCTTATGAGGTCAACTCCGTTTGCCAACAAATCATCCTCTACAATCGCTAGAGTATCCCGTTGCTTTCTGGAAAGCCGATCTAGCTTAAAAATAACAATAGCTTCGATTTTACCCGCCCGAATATCCCGAAGCATTTCTTGAAGCCCCGGACGGTTTGTGTTTCTGCCGGTATACCCGTTGTCCTCATAGGTTTTCACATATTTCCAGCCCTTGCTTTCAATGCAGGCTTTCGCCATTCGCTCCTGCTCAGGCAAAGACACTTTCCCGTCCTCTCCCTGAGCCTCTGTAGATACTCTGGTATAGACACACGCCTTTTTCATCTCGTACATTTCTGCTTCCCCCGTACATCTTGTTTTCTGTATAATATCAGATTTACAATTATTTGTCAACTGTAATAATGCACAAATAGGAACTGCCTTTTTGTTTTTGCCGGAATTTTTGAAAGGGGGGCTTTTTGATTTCGCGGGTATTTATGGGGCTAACCCCCGCCGAACCAGCATGGCCATATCCCCCGCCCCCTGTGCTTTCGCTGCTGCTTCTCCCGTGATGGAGCAGGAAGCGACGGATTTGATAATTTACGTTTTTTCTTGAATTTCTGTAAAATAATGCTTGACATTTACGAAAATATCTATATAATAGTAAATGTAAACAA